GCTGCCGTCAGAGACCTTCGGCGACACCCAGGGCGAGACCGTGGTCTTTCAGACGGCTGGCCGTCACGATGACCCCTTCCGCGTGGGCGGCGATCTGGACGGCTGGCGCGAGGGCGTCGCCGCCGCAGCGCGCGGCAACAGCCGGCTGGTCTTTGGCCTGTCGGCGGCTTTCGCGGGGCCGCTGTTGCACCTGACCGGATCGGAGGGCGGCGGCTTCCACTTCCGGGGCGCGTCTTCGACAGGCAAATCGACCCTGCTTTTCATGGCCGGCGGCGTGTGGGGTGGCGGCGGGATCGGCGGCTTTGTCCGGACGTGGCGCGCCACGTCGAACGCGCTCGAAGGGATCGCCGCAATTCATTCCGACACGCTTTTGTGTCTGGACGAAATGGGGCAGGGCGAGGGCCGTCAGGTCGGCGAGATCGCCTACATGCTCGCTCAAGGGCAAGGCAAGGGTCGCATGACCCGTGACGCGTCGATCCGCGCCGTTGCCGAATGGCGTGTGTTCTTCATTTCAAGCGGCGAAGTCGGCGTTGCCGACAAGGTCGCCGAGGACGGTCGCAGCCGGGTGATGGCCGGGCAAGCGGTGCGCGTGATCGATCTGCCGGCCGACGCGGGTGCGGGCGCGGGGATCTTCGAAACTGTCCCTGACGGCCTGACGCCTGCCGCGTTTGCGCAACGCCTGAAGGCCGCAGCGCTGGCGCACCACGGGCACGCGGGCCGCGCTTGGCTCAAGGCCTTGACCGACGACCCGGAAGCCGCAGGCCGCCGGGCGATCGAGCTTCAGCAGGCCTTTATCGAGGCGCACAGCCCGAGCGCTGCGGATGGGCAAGTGACGCGGGCTGCGGGCCGCTTCGGGCTGGTCGCCGCTGCCGGCGAGATGGTGGTCGCAGCGGGCGTCCTGCCGTGGGCGACGGGCGAGGCGACGCAGGCGGCGGCTCGGCTGTTCCGCGACTGGATCGAGGCGCGCGGCGGCACGGGCTCGCTTGAGGCCGAACAGCATGTCGCGGCAGTTCGCCGATTCATCGAGGCGCACGGCGCGTCGCGGTTCCAGCCCATGGGTCGGCTGGTCGATGGAGCTGACGACGGCGTCCACCCTGACAAGATCATCAACCGGGCGGGCTTCCGCCGCCGGGCCGAAACCGGCGACGGCTTCGAGCACCTGATCTTGCCGGAGACGTGGCGCGCCGAAGTATGCGCCGGCCTGGACGCTGCTGCGGTCGCCCGCACGCTGATCGAGCGGGGCTTCATGGCGCCCGGCGAGGCCGGCAAGGCGGCTCGCAAGGTGCGGCTGCCGGGCTTCGAGGGCGCGGTTCGGGCCTATGTGATCCGGCCGAACATCCTCGCCGCCGAAGCTGGCATGCCGCCGATCGGCACCACGGTCGCGGCCGGGCAAGTCCCTTTCTGAAGGAGGCAATGCAATGCGCTTCGCTCGCTATTCCATACAGATTGACCGCAGCGGCGCGACGGTCGCCGGCCTTCATCGCGGCCGGTATCTGCCGATCGCACGTCACCCGTCGCCCGGCGAAGCGCTCGCCCATGCATTGACGCTGCCGCAGCCGCAAACCGGGCTACCGATTATCGTGTTTCAGCACTAGACGCAGACATAGCCGGAAATAGAGCGCAATAGCAGGAAAAATTATTGCGCCGATCAGCGCCGATTGAGCATTGATATTCAAGTCAATCAAGACATCCCTGTCCTGAAACAAGGACGGGCAATGCTGACGGCCCTAAGGAACGCGATCGGATTTGAGCGTAAATCCACTCTGGCGGCCCCGTCGCCGGAGCTGATTGCGTTGTTCGGGGCCGCGCCGTCTGCGGCTGGCGTCGCCGTGACGCCGGATACCGCGATGCGCTGCCCGGCGGTCTTCGCGGGCGTGAAGGTCTTGAGCGAGTCCGTCGCGCAACTGCCCTTGCACCTGTATCGGCGCACAGCCGGCGCCGGCAAGGAGCGGGCGACCGATCACCCGCTTGCGGACATCCTGAACGGCGCGGCGAACGACTGGACAAGCGCGCCCGAGTTTCGCGCATCGATGATGGTTGCGGTGCTGCTGCACGGCAACGCCTTCGCCTTCATCAACCGGATCGGCGACCGCATCGCCGAGCTGATCCAGATACCTTCAACGTCGGTCACGGTGCTGATCGATCCGGTCACGATGGAACCGGCTTACAGGGTCGCCGGCCGCGACGGCGTCCAGCGCGACTATGGCCGGGCGTCCATCTTCCATCTGAAGGCCGTGGGCACCGACCCGCATATCGGCCTGTCGCCGGTGATGGCGGCGCGCGAGGCGATAAGCCTGTCGCTGGCGATGGAACAGCACGCGGGCCGGTTGTTCGCTTCCGGGGCGCGTCCGGGCGGGGTCTTCAAGTATGGCAAGGCCTTGGGGCCGGAAGCCCTGAAACGGCTGCGGGCGAGCTTCGAGGCCGGCCATGCCGGCGGCGCGAATAGCGGGCGCACGATGATCCTCGAAGACGGCATGGACTATCAGCCGCTTCAGTTCACGTCGGTCGATCTTCAGTTCCTCGAAATGCGGCGCCATCAGGTCGCCGAGATCGCGCGCGTCCTGCGTGTTCCGTTGCACCTGCTTCAGGAGCTAGAGCGCACAACGCACAGCAACGCCGAGCACATGGGGCAACAGTTCCTGTCCCTGACGCTCTTGCCTTGGCTGAAGCTGTGGGAGGCGGCGATCCGCCGATCGCTGCTGACCCCGGATGAACGGCCGGTCTTTTTCGCCGAGTTCCTGACCGACGATCTGGCGCGCGCCGATCTGGCCGCACGCTTCCAAGCCTACGCAACCGCCGTCACCAACGGGCTTCTGTCGCCGAACGAAGTCCGCGCCGCCGAGAACCGCCCGCCCTATGCCGGCGGCGATCAATACCGGCTGCCGATGAACACCGAAGACGCTGCCGCGTCGCAGGCCGCGGGGTTCGCCGATGCAGCGGCTTGACCTTGAAGTGAAGCTGTCGCCCGGCGAAGCCGGCACTTTCGCCGGATACGCAAGCCGGTTCGGCGGCGAGCCTGACAGCGTCGGCGACGTGATCGCGCCCGGCGCGTTCGGTCAAAGCCTCGCCGAGCACAAGGCGGCCGGAACCTGGCCCCTGATGCTGTGGCAGCACGACACGACCGAACCGATCGGCGTGTGGGAAGCCATAACCGAAGACCGCGAGGGGCTGGCCGTGAAAGGCCGGCTGATCCTCGAAACCCGGCGCGGTGCGGAGGCCTATGCCTTGCTCAAGGCGGGCGCCTTGAACGGCCTTTCGATCGGCTACCGCGCCCGCGACTTCGAGCGGCTGCCCGCCGCCGGGCGGCTGCTGAAGGCCATCGATCTTCAGGAAATCTCGCTGGTCAGCGTGCCTGCCGCATCGCGGGCGCGCGTGACCGACGTGAAAGCGGAGCGATCCGCAAACCCCGAGACCGCTGCGGCGGTCGCATCGAAAGGAGGCAGCCCGATGGCTGTTGATGTGAAGGCCGCCGATGTTGCGGCGACCGACGATGCGGGGGTTTCCGCCCGCGTCGCCGGCCTTGAGAATTCGGTCGAAGCCTTCGGGGCGCGACTGCGGACGGTCGAAGACGCCGTCGGCAATGTCGCGAAGTCGGCGGCGACGATCGAACAGAAGCTGAGCCGTCCGGGCTTCGTCGCCGAAACCAAGGAAACGGCCGGCGAGTTCGAACGCAAGGCGTTCGCCACCTATCTGCGGGCGGGCCGCGAAGCCATGGCCGCCGATGAGGTGAAGTCGATGACCGTGTCGCCGGACACGGCGGGCGGCTATCTCGCCCCGCCGCAGTTCGTCGCCGAGGTGGTCAAGGGGATCATCGAATTCTCGCCGGTTCGCCAAGCCGCTCGCGTCGGTCAGACCGCAGCCGGGGAAGTCCTGCTGCCGAAGCGCACGGGCCGCCCGACGGCAAACTGGTCCGGTGAGACCGAAGCCCGAACCGGCACCGATCCGACCTATGGTCAGGTCGAGATCGCGATCCATGAGGCGACCGCCTTCGTCGACGTGTCGCAACGCCTGCTCGAAGACGCCGCCGTCAACGTCGAAGCCGAGGTCGCTTTCGACCTGGCCGAAGAGTTCGGTCGGCTTGAGGGCGTGGCGCTGGTCAAGGGCGACGGGGTGAAGAAGCCGACCGGCTTCCTCGCTTCCGCAGATGTCCCGACCGTCGCCACGGGCGCGGCGGCAACGCTGGGCGCGAATCCGGCCGACACGCTGATCGGCTTCCTCTACCGGCTGCCGGCCTTCTACCGGAACAACGGCGTCTGGATGATGAACGCCACGACGCTAACCGAAGTCCGCCGCCTCAAGGACACCACGGGTCAATATCTCTGGCAGCCCGCCTTTCAGGCTGGCCAGCCGGAGACGATCCTGGGCCGCCCGGTCATCGAAGCGCCGGACATGGACAACATCGGCGCGAACCTCTTCCCGATCGCCTTCGGCGACTTCGGGCGCGGGTATCGCGTCTATGACCGCCTCGCCCTGTCGGTGATGCGCGACCCCTACAGCCAAGCCGCAAACGGACTGGTTCGCTACCACGCTCGCCGCCGGGTCGGCGGTGCGGTCGTGCTCGGCGAGGCCATCCGCAAGCTGCGGTGCGCGGTTTCCTGAGGAGGGCCGAACATGCGTGATCTGGCAAGCAACATCAGCACGGCCCAAGCCGTGGCGCCGGCGGTCCTGTCGGCGACCACGACCGGGCCGGCGGTCGATCTGCGGGGCTTCCGCAGCGCGGCTGTGATCGTCACGACCGGCGCGATCGCCGGCAGCGGCGACTTCACCGCGAAGATGCAACACAGCGACACGACCACGTCGGGCGACTTCGCCGATGTGGCGGCCGGGCTTCTGGTCGGGGCCTTCCCCGCCAGCCTCGCCGCCGATTCCACTGTCGAAGTGGGATACATCGGCACGAAGCCCTTCGTGCGCACGGTCATCACCCGGAACAGCGGCACATCGATCGCCGCTGCGGCGGTCGTGGTGCGCGGCAACCCCGCTTCGCGTCCGGCCAACTGATCGGGCCGCCCGGCTGGCATGAGCTGGCCGGGCGATCCGCCCCGAGGCGCCCCATGAACCTGACCCGCCTGACCCCGCCTGCCATGCTTCCGGTAAGCCTCGCCGAAGCGAAGGCCTATTGCCGCGTCGATCACTTCGATGACGACGGGGTGATGACCGACCATATCGCGGCTGTCGTGAGCCGCCTTGATGGCTGCGACGGGATGCTGGGGATTTGTCTTGTCCGGCAGACATGGCGCGCCGATCTGCCCGGCTTCCATCCGATCATGGTCTTGCCGCTGCCGCCCGCCCTGAGTGTCGCGTCGGTCGCTTATGTGGACCCGGCAGGCGATCTGCGGACCCTTCCTTCGAGCGCATGGCGCGTCGCCGGGCTGGGCTCGCTGTCAGGTGCGACGGTCGTGCCCGCGTCCGGCACATCGTGGCCGGCGACCGCCGAACAGCCGGACGCCGTGCGGATCACCTTCGACGCCGGCTTCGGCAACGATGCCGCCGCCGTGCCTGCCGCCATCAAGGCGCACATCCTGGCCCGTGTGGCGTGGCACTATGACAACCGCGAAGCGCTGCCGTCCGACCCCAAGGCGGAAGACGACTATGTTCGCGGTTTCCGCGCGTGGTCTTTCTGACATGGCCCGCGCCCGTTCCCCGGACGTGTTCCACCTGTTCCCCGCCGCGATCGGGCCGGGGGAACAGTCTTTCCTTCGTGTTTTCAATGGTGTTCCCCGTGTTCCACCTGTTCCCCTGACATTCGGTCATGTGATGGGGCTTCCGGCGCGAGGGGTCGCGTAATGCCCTGGGCCGCAGCCAAGCACTGCCCGCACGGTCATCCGCCCTTCACGGGCAAGCGCTGCCCTGTGTGTGCGTCGCAGACGAAGGCGAGGGCGGATGCCGCTCGCCCGTCGGCAGCCGGGCGCGGCTATGGCGGGGCGTGGCGCAAGGCGCGTGAAGCCTTCCTGAGTCAGCACCAGCGGTGCGCATCGTGCGGCGCGCCTGCGACCGTGGTTGACCACATCACGCCTCACAAGGGCGATCAGCGGCTCTTCTGGTCGCGGTCCAACTGGCAAGCGCTGTGCGTCGTCTGTCATGGCCGCAAGACCGTTCGGCAGGACGGCGGCTTTGGCAGGCCGGGGGCGGGTTCGGAAATTTCCGAGCGTCGCCATGGGACCGGCGGGGGCATGCAAAACGCAATATCGCCGGAATTGGGGTTCCTGCCGTGAAGGGCCGCAAGCCGAAGCTGGTCGTGCTGGCCGGCGGCGCGAAGGGCGCTGTGCCCGGCGCGCCCGATTGGCTGCCGCCGAACGCGCAAGCCGAATGGCGCCGCGCCGCGCCTGAGCTGCGCGACGTGCTGGCGACCCTCGAAAGCTACTGCGTCGCGGTCGGTCAGGTCCGCGAATACGAAGAGATCATGACCGCCGAAGGCCGGCTGGTCGCAACCGAAGACGGCCCGAAGCCGCATCCGGCCTTCCGGATGCAAGGGGCCGCAATGCGCGAAGCGCGCCTGCTGGCCGCCGAGCTTGGCTTGACCCCGCACCGCAGGGGCGAGCGAACCAAAGACAAGGGCAACGCCGATGAATGGGACGTCGATCTTCTCGCCTGACCCGGCGCACTATCCTGACCCGTCCGGCAGGGCCGGGCGCATCTGCCGCTTCGTTCGCCGGCTGCGGCTTTGGGAAGGCGACTTCGCAGGCCAGCCCTTCAC